GTCGCCCTGCGACTCGTATCCTATCAGTTCTGCATCCATAACCTCTGAGGCGACATCTGAAGCCGCCGCTATGTCTGCCGGTGCGATTTTGTCGTTGCCGACTACAACACGGTTGAATTCAAGTGTGCCCTGTCCGAAGATTACATTGATGCCAGCATCTTTTCCGGCAGTAGTTATAATAGGTGTACAAAAATGCATTTTTATTCCTCCTTGTCAAATGTGATGAGCGAGTTGCCGTATGCAAGGAACGCTTCATTTCGGTCAACCAAGAACGTGAAATTGTCAAGCAAGAACATCAAGTTCTCGGTCTCTCCGATATAACTTTCTACTACCAGCGCGCTCGCTGTTGCCTCCGCAATAACCATGGAGTCTGTTATCTGCTTTATCAGCTGCAGTTCGTCCATGATTGAACGAAGATTTTTGAGTTTGTGGATTTTGTCCTTCGTCTCGGCAACCAACTCCTCGGTTACCTCCGAGTCAGGCGGCATTGTAACATATATCGAGAAATGGTAAGGATCTCCGTTGTAATCCTGCCATTCAAGTATTTCAACGTCTTCGCCGAGCGAGGCGAGATATTCCTTGATGATTCCGGGCGTTCCGACCTTCGCATACCTCGCAAGCGTTTTCTTTACAACATTTCGCTTTACATCAATGGCAAGAGATTGGTCATAATATGGAGAGTTGAATTCAACCGCCAGGTAGTCCACTATCTCTTCCGGTGCTTCATCTATGAGCGCTAATACTCTTATACCGTCCGCTGCTGCACACACGTCAGCGGTGGCTTTGTTGATGGCATAAGACAGCGCATCTAATTCGTCAGAGGATAGATTACTCGGCAACATCTCCCTCAGCTGAATATCCTGTATTTTTGTCATCGTTAATCATCTTCCAATCCGTTATAAACCGTATTTGTCGTTCCGATGGCCGCGACATGCTCGTTATCAATAACGGTATATACCGGGGCAGTTACTACCACTCGCTTGGCTCCTGCCGCCATCATCAGTTCTGTCAACTTGGAGGGATTGATATCCCTTCCGATTTTCTCAGTCTGCCATTTCGTATAATTGCTGACTGCTTCGGCTACGGCCGTCTGAATTGTCGCTGCGCGGTTCCTGTCGCTCTTGTTAATGCAATAAGTCACATTAATATTGAACGGTGATGCCGTCGGTGCTGACACTTCAACCATATCCGTGAGCGGTCTGATATTCTCGTCTGCGAGGTATTCCTCGAGGTTTTGGACCATAGCCGCACTCGGTATTGCCCCATCCATTAAAAAGCGAATTTGCACTACCGCAGAGCCTTCCTCGGTGCTCGCATTTACATCGGTTATTGCCGATGAGAATGTTTTAGCCCAGTAAATGTAGGCGGCCTCCGGGCCTGCCACGCTATACGCCGCAGGAGCGAGGAATACTCTCTCTCTGAACGCCTCATCGTCCTCGATATCCGCGCCGCCTTCACTGACTGTGGTATTTGATACGGTCGCGATATAATTTACCGGATCCACCAGCGTTTCAATTTCGCCGATTTCAAATCCGTTTCCTTCGGTTCCTGCATCTGTGCATGTGCACTCAATATCGGCGTATAATGTGTTCGCCGGTATTTCGCTGTATTCAGTTACCTCAAAGTAAACGTCGCCATCCGGGGATACTCTGGTACCGGCTGGAATACCGACCGCGGTTACCCTTGTTTCTGAAAGTGAGAAGCGCACGGTTACCGTTGCCGGCTTTGCTTCGTTTCTCGCTATTCCTTTTAAGACGGCAAGGTTGTCAAGGTAGTCTCCATAGGAATATTTCAAGAGGTTGTTTTTGCCGCTTCTGTTGATGTACTGATACATCTGATAAAGGATAGCGGCTACGCCATATAAAACGAGGCGCTGCTCGCTTGCCTGGGCAAGCTTTGTCTCCTTGCCTTTCAGTTCACTCAAGCGCTGCTCGTAGTCCGCTATCAACGAACTGCGCAGGTCTTCAACTGTTAAATTGTCTATAAAACTAATGTCAGGGAGATTTTCAAGACTGCTCATCTGTATCCTCCTCTTCGTCTGCATCGTAGTCTTCGTCATCGTAGTAGAAGTCATCCTCATCGGTGGTGAGGTCTTCTTCGTCTTCTTCAACCTCAACATCGTATTTCCTCATGACTGTTATCTTGACATCAAGGCCGCCTTCTGCGGTGGTTTCAATGTCAACCGATTCCACGATGACTCTTGGCTCGTATAACTCTATTTTTTCAATCGACTCCTGCGAGAGCATTTCCTTCGCGACCTCCGGCGGATAGCCGAGCGCGGACATGTCTATACCAAAATTCCGGTATAAAGGAACGCTTCCGACAGGAGTTGTTATGATCATCTGAATTGTTGCTGTTACCTCTGCAATGAATTTCTGGGTTTCTTCCGTATCGGAGGTAACCACTACATCGTTTATTGCTACTGCCATTGTGATCCCTCCTATCTGTATTCGCTGAAGGTGATATTGAGAGTCGCCCTGGCGAGCTCGCCGCCGTCATACACGACATCCCACTTTTCGCTCATATCCGTGATGGCCCATTTGTACTTTCCGATTTTGGCTTTGCCTATCTTCAAATACTCAACAGTTCCGTTATCACGGGCGTTTCTTAAAGTCTGAATGATGGAGGCAGGTTTCACGCCGAGCGTTGCATCAAGGATTATATTAATAATCACTCTTCCAGCACCGGGACCTACGAATTCACCCTTCGGTACCTGACCGATAATCTCATGCGAATTCCATCTGGCCGTACTGCTGTATTCAAAATCTGAAGGAGTTATGATCTTCTTGTCGCTGACCACAAAGACTACCTTCTTTCCCCAGCTGCCGATTGCCATGCTGCCACCTGCTTATAATTCAGTTACACCCTGCTCACTTTCAATTTGCACCGAGGGTGCTTTTATTTTCAGCGTTCCGTTCTTGAACTCAAAGAACGCGTTATCTGCTATCTGTTTCCGGTATACGCCTTTGCCGGTGCTTGCCGGTGGGTTGCCTTCGTTCCATATCTTTCCGAGTACGATTCCGATTGAGGAACCATTTGAAAGATAGAGAACGAGGACGGTATCGTCAATGTTCGGCATTTTGTATTCATCGTTAAACGACAGAACCGGCATTTCCGCGGTTACCGCTCCGCTCAACTCCTCATACTTTACCGATACCATTCCGTGTTCATAGTCAACGGTGGAGACCGTTCCTATTCTGATGTCCGGACTTTTCATATTATCCCTTCTTCTTCGGAAGGCGTTGTTGCACCTTCCTTGCTTCAACGGACATGGTATATTTCGTTCCAATATTGTGAGTAACCTTCGTTACGAAATATTTGCCGTTTATGCTTTTTAATCCTGTTATTTTGATGCAGGCGGTCGCTATCATTTTCGGGTTCGCCATAATCTCAAATTGAATTGTGGTCATATCTTTGTTTGAATTGTTGACAGCAGCGTACGCTTTTCTTTGCGCGTCTGCTTTGCTTCCTGCTTCTCCTTGAGCAGTCAGCCATCGGCTGCCTTTGCCGACCTGCACCTTTATTGTTTTGTTGCTCTTTGGATCCTGGTACGAATACTTGGCCCCGGTGTAGGTACCGGCCACGGTATCGTTATAAGTCCAAGAGAGCATATCCTTTTCACTTACGCTGAAGGCGGCCTTCTTTTTCTCGTATTTCGCCTCGCTGTAAATGACAAGTTTGCTGTTAAATATTTTCATGGCTATGCCATAATCCTTGCAGAGCGAGTTGAGGAACGAGCTGTCCGTTTCGTCCTTCTGCTCGATGCTCTTTATGGTTACCTTTTCAGCATCATAGACGAGTGCGAGTTTGTATCTCTTGGCTATTTTCTTTGCTATCTGCTGGATGGTTATCTTCTTCCACGTCTTCGTGCGCTGCTTCGTGCTGAACGCACTCGACGATGGCATTGACACCGCAGAGATTGTGCAAGAGAGTGGCCTTCCTGAAAGAGAGAAATCATCGAGTACGAATTTACCGAATTTAATTTTTTTGTTTTCTCCGTCTTTCAGCCAGTTACTCAACAGGACCGATGCCGTGAATTTGTTACCCGTCTTTGGCATCCAATTGTCCATGTATTTCAGTGCTTTGTTGTCAAAGTTTGCGCTGAACGAGTCGCTTGCATCGCCATACACATCAGTGTATGTGAAACTCTCAATATAATCGCTGTAATCTTTATTACTTTTGCCGCTGACTCTGGTCAGCGTTACTTTCGCTTTCCTCGCGGTGCTCATTCAACCTGCCTCCATTCCGGGAAGTCTTCATCGTCGCTCTCAACCGCAATGTCAGGCGCGGTCAATCTGATTCCTGCCGGGAAGATGGAATAATCCAAAAGAGAAGGATTGCTCTCCATTAACTCCCCGACATATTTTTCCGTTCCGTAGAGGGCAAAGGATATTAAATCCCATGTATCGCCCTGGACGGTCTTATAGGTCTTTGTTGCCATATCCTTTCCCTCGTTTCTTAAAACGCTACGCGCTGTCTCTGTTTCATCATACGTTCGAACATCTGCTCAAACTGCTGTTGGCTCATAGTCAGCGCATTCTCCACATCCTCTCTTGATGCGTTACCCTGAATGGTAATCTGGGGAGAGAAAACTATCGGCGACTGGTTGCCGCCTGCGACCGCACCGTTGTCGCTGCTGCTGTTCGCTGAACCGTTGGTGAAGAAGCTGAAAAAGCT